AAACAGTAGCACAATACGTCAGTACTGAAGTTAGTTATAACACAGGTACAACTACATTGTTTGAGGCTCCGGCTGATAGCATGATTTACAGCATCTCTGTAGATGTTGGTAGTCCTTGGGTTAGTGCTGACGATAATACAACAATTATCATAGGCGACTCAGGAGATACTGATAGACACTTTGGAACAGGTGATGCTGATATGACGCAAACATTCCAATTTCAAAGTTCGCACCAACATATATACAGTTCTGCAACAGATGTTACAGCCACTATAGCGGCAGGTAGTGCCAGTAGTGGAACAGCAGTAGTTACAGCGATTGTAATTGTACAGGCTGGAGTTACTAGTAATATTGCTAGAGATTACGGTTCAGTTGCGTAAGTATAAGTAGAAACAAATTTAAAAGCACATCTTCGGGTGTGCTTTTTTTTGGCAAAAATAAGGAAACTGATAAATACACACATAATGTTTAAAAATTTATTTAAGGATACCAAATTGAATAGAGAAGCCGTATTTGAACAACTTAAAATTGATGAAGGAGTAGTATATGAACTCTATAACGACCATCTTGGGTACCCGACCTTTGGAGTCGGTCATCTTGTCCTCGAAAGTGACAAGGAATTCGGAAAACCAATTGGAACTCCAGTTGACGAAGAACGTGTCAGGAACTGTTTTGAACGAGACCTTGATATTGCCATCTCCGAGTGTGAACTTTTATACGAAGACGGGAGATTTGGAGACTTACCTGACGAGGTCCAGCAAATCTTGGTTAATATGATGTTCAACATGGGCAGAACAAGATTAAGTAAATTTAAAAAAATGCATAAAGCAATATTAGAAAGTGATTGGAAAACTGCCGCAGTTGAAGGTAGAGATTCACGTTGGCACAAACAAGTTACTAATAGAGCAGAAAGATTAATGAAAAGATTAGAGGAAGTATAATGAAACTTAATGAAGTAATAGTTCAAGAGCAAAGCGAAGAAGAAATGAAAGCAGAATTAAAAAGGCTTCAACCTATTGCTGATAAGTTAGAATTTGCTAAAGAAGAAGCAAGAGATATTACTAAAGCAATCAAATATGAAAATACAACAAGTGAAATAATGATTGGATTAGGTGGTCTTGCAGAAAAACTTGGCATTGATGAAAAAGAATTAGACTACTACGAAAATAGAGTACGTGAAGCAAGAAATCAATTAGAGTCTGCTGTTTATGAAATGGAAGAAGTTTTTGAAGACAAGTACAGAGATGTAGCAAATAAAATTGAAAATATTGAAATGGATTTAGAAGATTTAGAATATGAGAGAAGACAATGAAACTAACTGACTTTAACGAATCATTTAGACATTATACTGTTAAGCATAAACGTACTGGTAAAAAGTACAAAGTAACTGCTATGCATGATAAAAGTGCAATAGATAAAGCAAAGGCACAACATGGTGGAACAGCATCACGTTATACTGGCACTAGTAGTGATGATTTTGAAATAGTTGAAGGCAGAAAGAAACAAGTTAAAGCAAATAGTAAAAAACCTAAGTTAGTAAAACCTAACACAGGGCATGAAAGTCCTCATCCATACCAAGGCAAACTAGTAGGTGAGCAAAAGAATAAACCAAAAATGCCTAAACAAAATAATCCAGTAGCAAAGAATTCACGCAATATGAGTGGTGCTGGTGCCCATAAGTCAACAAAAGATTATGACAGAAAAAAAGAAAAACAAGATTTAAAAAAGTTTGACTTTGATGAAGGTACATACGTTGCACAAAAGTCTGAAGTTATAGATTCTATATTGAGACAATTAAAAGACAAAGCACAAGATGATGACAAATTAATGAGACATTTAGCAAAATTAGTAAACAAAGATGCTAAACCTAGATTTCACAACAAACCACAAGGAAGATTTGAATTAAGTCCTATTGAGGAAGAAATTAGAAACACTTGGGAAGTTCGTGAAATAATGACAGAAGAACAATTCGATGAAGCCGCAGGTGAAAAAGATGCCTGCTATCACAAAGTTAAATCCAGATACAAAGTTTGGCCCAGTGCTTACGCCAGTGGTGCATTAGTACAATGCAGAAAGAAAGGTGCGGCAAATTGGGGTAACAAATCTAAGAAGAAAAAGTAATGCGTTTATTTGAAGTATATCAAGCAGAAGACAATGTCACTCAACTAGCAGAGCCTGGTGCATTCCGTAAGGAATGGAAAATACCACATGACGAAGTAGAGTCAGTTATTACTCAATGGATAAATCAAGAAGACCACATAGAGTTAAGCAATGGTATGCATATACTCAGTGGTGAGAATCATGGATATGATGACAACGAAGCACTTGTTATTGGTCAGGACAATAAAATACTAGACCATGATTCAGACATAGTTGATTTAATGCAACAATTTACACCTATTGAGATAGATCCAAGTATTGCAGAAGCAATAGTTGAAAAATGTTGGAAAGGTTATCAAAAGAAAGGTATGAAGACTATGTTTGGTAAACGTGTTCCTAATTGTGTTAAGAAAGAAGCAGTTGAAGAAGCAGAAGAAATTACTTCAGGTGATAGAAACATTGCACTTACTTTACCAAGAGGTGAAATGAAAGTTCTTAAAGCAGAAGATGACGAATATGACAGAGGACTTTTAGTTAAACTACTAGATGATGGTGGTTATGATATGGCATACTGGTATGAAAAGCATGTGCCGTTTGAAGTAGAAGTTTTAGTAGATGGTAAATCAATTAAAAAAGATGCAAAAACTGTAACAATGAAATTTCATCCTGAACTTGATGGTATGATGGATAAAGTAAACAAATTTAGAATGTATGACTTAGAAGCAGACATAAAAGATTTAAGAGACAAACTTGAGAAAGCAAAAGTAAATGAAACTTTAGAGTTTGCTCAAGACTTCAATGCATTATTAAATGGTATTGAGGAAGACCTAGCAAATAGAAAGCAGGAATTGAACGATGACCTTAAGGCTTGGTTTGGTAAAGGTAAAAAAGGTGGAGCCGGTGGCGGTGGCTGGGACGCCTATAATACTAAAGGTGAACGTGTAGGTAAATGCGGAGATACTAAAAGTAAAGCAAAGCCTAAATGTTTATCTAAAAGCAAAGCCGCAAGTCTAAGAGCCAAAGGTGGTAAGAGTGCAATAGGTTCTGCAGTTAGTAAAAAACGTAGACAAGATCCTAATAAGAATAGAAAAGGTAAGGCTAAGAACGTTAGCAATACCAAAGGGAAGTAATTATGAATTGGCTATTAATACTAACATTAAAAAGTGTCCTATCCAGTATCATTGGAAGTAGTTTTTATCAATGGTTTAAAAATACTAAAGTAGGTGTTTGGTTCCAAGTAAAAATGGACAACACTATGGAATGGATAGCAAAAAGATACGACATTGAGATTGCTAGTAGAGAAGAAAAATGGTTAGCACAATATCCATTACTTGCAAAAAGAATAGTTACTCTTGAAAAAGAAGTAGCAAAACTCAAAAAAACCAAATAATATATTATTAAAACTATTTTTAACTAAATACATGCATCAAAACAACACTGATGTATGTGTTGTTCACTTCAGGTGAAATGGCTAAAGCAGTAAGAAAATCAACAAGACACGTTACAAGAAAATGTAGTAGCATTGGACAAGGTGGTCGTGGTAGACGTACTAAAATAGGACAGTCTACTATGAACAAGCATAAAAAACGTTCCCATAAGCCTTATAGAGGTCAAGGGAGATAACAATGCCAGTCAAATTCGGTCCATCAATAAAAAAATTCGCAAAAGGTAGTAGAACAAAGTGGCATTGGGAACATGACTACATCAAAGCAAAATCAAAAGAATTTTTATTCGAATATATCAATAAAGAAGGTGCAAAACCTAAAACAAGAATCAAATGTATCAAAGAATTAGAACGTAGGGGCATTGATATTAATTGGGCACCTATTTCAGACCAGCAACAAGAAAACGAATAATTTGCTAAAAGTGATAAATAGTTTACATGAAACTATTCGATTTTACATCAGATAAAAACAAACTATCATCAAAGATAACAGAAAGCAAAACTGTAGTCCAAGAAGAATCTATCAACGAGTCTTTACAAGCATTAGCAAAACATGTTAAAGAAGGCAGTTCACTATGTGCAAGTCCTTTTAGACATGGAAGTAAAGCATACCTCGAAACATTCCAGTTAGCAAAAAAACTACGTGAAGCAGGTTCACTTCCTGAATTAGATTGGGAAAGTGAAGAAATGCTTGCCACAGACGTAGGTGAAAGTGTAAAATTAAAGAATGGTGAAACAGTTTGGCTAGATATTCCTTACTTAAATGAAGATGAAGATGATAATGGCATGATTGGTGAGCCTGACAACTACTATGATGCTGAAGAAAGAAAACAAGCATACAACGATTTACAAGATGCATTACAAGGCAATTATATGGACGACTACATCAAAGATGGTGATTGTCCTGCATGTGGCGGTTCAGGTTATATGGACGGTGAAGAAACATTTATTAATGATGATGGTGAAGAGGAAGAAAGTTCAGAGTGCGATGGCTTTGGCAACTACGGTTGTGACGAAGGCGAAATGACTTACGGCAGTGATGGACCAAGTTGGGTAGAAATTATTAAACATGACGAAAGTAATGCACAAAGACAAAAATCAAAAGACGAATATCCAGGTGATGAAGAAGTTATAAAACAAGTTGCTAGTTATATGAAAAGAATGGATGATCCTAGAATGGCATATCAACAAATGCAGGCAGACTTTCCACACATGGGTAGAGGACAACGAAGTGAAATATTAGGCAAAGCATCTAAAATGGCATTTGGTGAAGGTGTAATGGATATGGATTGGAAATCATCACGTGAACTAGATATGTCCTTACCATTGATTAAGTCATATAGTACACCAGAAGAAAATGCAGTAGGCAAAATTTTAGGTAAAGCATTAGATAAAAAAGATTGGGAAAAATACTCCCCACAAGAGTTATTTTCAGAATTAGAAAGTGTCAATCCAGCACTAGCAGATGACATTGCCAAAATTGCTAAAATTGTTTACAAAGTACAATTAGAAGAAAGAGCATACAAAGATGTTGGTGTTGCAGATGTTCATACAGATGCTAGAGGTAAAGAATTCAAATTTGATAAAGACAGTAAAAAGTTTAAATCAATGGATGGCGAAGAAGCAGATCCTAAAACTAAAGTTGGTAAAGAGTTAATGAGAAAACGTAGGAATGCAATGAAAAAATCAAGTCCTAGTTATAATAAAAAACCTGCACCTAAGAAAGGTGGATTTTTATCAAACCTCTTTAATGACGCAATTAGTGAAGGTGAAGAAAGAAGTATTATACGTGATGCCGTAGTACAACAACTAGTAGATACATTTGGTGAACAACCAGGTTTGTATGCAGACAATAAAGAAGACCTAGAAGCAAAAATGTATTCAGACCTAGAAGCAATGGATGTTGAAGATGTTGTTGATCCAAGAATGGAAGTAGGCGGACAACCAATAGGAGACTTTGCCAGTGGTAGAGTGTTAGATGTTGTCAGTGCAAATGAAGTTATAGAAGACGCATTACAGCATGTAAACTTAAATGACATGGAAGATTTTGACGAAGGCAAATCCCCACACAAAAAAGGAACAAAGAAATATAAAAAACACATGGCGGCTATACATGCCGGTGAAGGTGTTACCAACGAAGCAGAATACAACGGTAAAGACGTAGAACTTAATAAACCAAAACGAGGCGGTAGTAAAAAATACTACGTTTATGTAAAAAATCCAAAAACAGATAGAGTCAAAAAAATATCTTTTGGAGATGTTACAGGTCTCAAGACAAAAGCAAATAATAAGAAAAGAGCAAAATCATTTGCGGCTAGACACAACTGTGAAAAGAAAAATGATAAAATGAAAGCAGGCTATTGGGCATGTCGTTTACCACGTTATGGTTTAGTTAAAGGTGGTAAATGGTGGTAGAATATGAGCGATCCCTATACTCAAATCAATATAACAGATAGCACATTTGAAAGAATATTCGATTTGTCCGTAGACAACGAAGAACTTGTTTGGCACAGAGACAAAAAAACTAGATTTGTAAAAGTATTAGAAGGTGTAGGCTGGCAATTCCAATTTGATAACGAACTACCAAAAGAAATAGGGCCAGGCTCTACTATCCACATAAACAAAAAATGTTATCATAGACTAATCAAAGGTTCTACTCCACTTAAGGTGAGAATTGTAGAACTATGAAAAAAATAGTAATATACCCAGGAAGATTTCAACCCATGCTACCTCATCATGAGATAGTGTACAAAAAACTACAGGCTGAATTTCCAGGTGCAGGAGTTTATCTTGCTACATCAGATAAAGTAGAAGGCAGTAAAAGTCCTTTTAATTTTAAAGAAAAAGCAGAAATAATAAGCCAAATGTATGACGTTCCTATGGATCATGTTATACTTGCACCGCAACCTTACCTTGTAGATTCATACAAAAAGAATTTTGATTTAGAAAATACTATGGTTATTTTTGCTGTAGGAGAGAAAGATACTGACTGTTTTCCAATGAATAATATAGATGATAGTACTGGTTTAGACATGACTGTGCGAGGAGAACCTCGTCCAAAGTACTATCAGATGATAAATACATTAGAGCAACATCCTGCTTTACCAATGGAGGAAAGAGGATATATTCATATAGCACAAACTGTTAAAAGTGCAGATGAAGTTGCTAGTGCAAGTGCTTTTAGAAAAGCATTCACAAGTGTTGAAGACATTGAAAAAAGAAAACAAGTATTCGAACAATACATGGGTACTTACAATGAAAGAGTTTTTAATCTTTTCAATAACAAATTAATAGGTGATAAAATGAGCGAAATGATAGAAGTAATGAAATATTTGTCAGGTTTAACTGAAGCCGCTCCTGTTCAATACGGAGACTTAGATGTTGACACAGGTATGAAGGACAGTGAAGATGACGATTATGAAACAAAACCAGGCTATGAACAAGATAGTATGATTAATCAATTAGGTAAAGTAATTGATAGTGAAGAGGCTGGTAAAGATGCTGAAGACATGAAGATTAAAAATTTTAAACCAGTAACTAGTGTAAAAACTGATGATGGTAAAGAAATGGATATGACTCCTGGTCAAGCAAAAGCATTAAAGAAAATGATGGACATGCTACCAACTAATAGAGGTGGCGAAGAACAATCACCTAGAGAAAAGTTTTTAGATGCAATCCAGAGCTCCGAAGGATTAGCAAATATGTTAGATTTCGCAAAAAGCAAAAACCTAGTAGATGAAGATGTTGAAAAAGTTGAAATGCCAACTATAGATTTATCAGACATTAGAGATGACTATAGTGTTAATGTCGAAGAAGGCAGACTAAAAGATGTTATCATAGATGCTATGGAAATGGACCCAGAAGAATTTAAAAAGGAATATGGCGATTCATTTGACCAAGAAGAATTAGTAAAACAATATGACTCAAATCATCCAGACTATGAAGACCAACCAGAACCAGAAATGGAAAGTGCACCAGAAGGTGAACCAAGTCAAGAAGATGAAATGTATAACAAGTTAATCACTGCATACGAAAACAGTGAAGAAGACTTAGCAGAAGTTTTAGGCATGAGTATGGAAGACTTAGACACTGAACTAACTGACCTTTCATTAGAAATGGGTAAGCACATGGATGATGACAGAGATGAAATCATACAAAGATACATTGAAGATACTGTTGACAATGCAGATTACAAAGACCATGGTGAAATGGATTATGATATGGCTGACATGGAAGAAATGAAAAAATTAGCAGGATTAGTGTAATGCCTATAGATTTTAAATCTGCTGGCATGAAAAGAGCCGGAGCCAGAGATGCAAGTGTTTCTAAAGGTAAACAATTTGGTATAGGAAACTTTTTTGCCTGGGCAATGGAAAAATATCCTAAAATGACATTAGGTCAATTAGAAGCAAAAATGCCTAGTTTAGAAAGAGAATACGGACAAGAAAAGGCTATGAGGAAAGAACGTCCTGATGAAAAGCCTAGTGTAACTCCAGCATTTGATGATGAAAAAGAGTTAAACAAAGCAAAGGGTATAGAAATGCCTGATGCATTTGAAAGTGACATAGCAAGAATTAAAAAACTTGCTGGACTTAACGAAGATGAACAAACTGTAACCAAAATAGCAATTGGACATGTTGATGATGAATCAGACATGTTAAGAAAAGAATTATACAAAATCGGCAAGTATAGTGTTGAACTATACAAGATGTTAGGCGAACTACCTAACGGAGATTTCCCCCACTGGTGGCAAGGAAAAGTAATAAAAGCAGGAGAATATATAGGCTCTGCTAAACATTACTTAGAAGGAGAACTATTTGCTCCTGAACAAGACTTACCAGAACCAGACGACAAAGACGACCTAAATCCTTCAGGCGTCTAATTCAAATCTAATAAATACTGTTATAATTAAATAACAGGAACCAATTATGACAATTGAAGCATACATTCCAAAACATGCATATTTTTCAACATCACTTACACCAACAAACATGGATGTTGATACATATGAAAATTCAAAAGTATTAGAATTATATGGTAATGCTGGTACACTTTTAAACGATCCAGAGAATAGAGTTAAAGAAGAAAACTATACAGTTTTTGATAGTGACCAAGAAGCAATAGACCAAGGTAAAACAGATTTTCCTGATGCTGATTTTAGAATGTGGAATAGACATAATCAAATGAATCACCCAAGTGGTAATGTTGATGAACCTATGCCTTTTAAAGATGGTGAGATGTTTGATTGTATTTTTTCATATATGAAAACTGCTAACGTAGATCCTGAAATTTTAATGGCAGATTTACAAACTTGTTATGACCATCTAAATCCAGGTGGTATTATTTGTATGGGTGTGTTTATGCGTGAAGTAGCACTTAACTACTTTGTTGTTAGACGTACACATGAATATGGTATGTTAGAACCTACATTAGTTGAAAGCACAGAAAACAGTGATGTTTTTTGTCTTATTAACAATGATGATGTGAGAGTTGATATTGATAGAGTTCCTACTGAGGGTGATGATGCAGTTGTAGAAGCAACACACTTTACATGGTTTTGGCATAATGAAGCATTAACTAATAGATTAAAAACTGCATTTCCAGATGCAACAATTCACACAAGACGACTTCCGCCTATGTGGACATTACAAAATCCTTTGGTTATTGAAAAGTCTCTATAGTATCTTTGCCAAGACTGGCAATCAAATGTATTCTTTCTGAATCACTATAATTAGTAGCACAATGAATTTTACTAGTATTAAGTAGATAACTACTTCCTGCTTTAAAGTGTGCCATCTCTAAAGGAACTGTTTCTCCCTCATCTTTAGGTGTACCAAAGTTATCGGGCCAGTTTACCAAGAAGCATCTATTATTTGTTACCATTGGAAAATGTAATCTCCAATCTAGAATAGCACCTGTTGTATTAAGTGTTTGCATTAAAAAACTTCCGTCTTTATGTATGCTTAAAGTTGTTCTTGGAGGCAAAATACTTATTCTCCATCTATAAACATCTTTAAAACTATTAACAAATTCTTCTAAATATAATCCTTGTATTTGTTTTATAGGGTGAATAAATTGTGTTTCATCTAACATTTCATTTGAGTCATCACCTACTTGTGATGTAAGTACACCTTGCTTACCTTGTGCACCTGTTTTGTTTACATAAGTTTTACCTGCTATACCGTCTGTCCAATCATCGCTGTTTGGTTTAGATGCAGTAATACATATATTACGGTATGCTAGAGCTTCATACTGCGTGTTTACTGCTTGTTCTTTGATAGTATGATATACATGGTTCACATCATTACGCAACTTCATGTAATCAAAGTCTACAGTTATTTTTTTAAACACATCTATCATTGTTTTAATCCACACCATTCACATTTTTTGTCTATTGGTACATGTACTATATATCCCCTTATTTGACAACGGTGTGCCCAAAATGAAGGACTTTGTATAGAGTTACTAACTAATTCTTCTGCCATAGAACCCCAAAACTTTCCTGCTTTTGGTCCTTTATTCTTTTTACCATCACTCTCGCCTGGTATTTTAACCCACAGAAAAGCATCACAATGTTCTTCTTCAGTATTACATGTAGGCTCTTTACCTAATGCTCTGCCAGGTGGGTTACACCATTCATTGCCTAGAGGACCTTTACCATTACGACTTGTATCGATTACAAAATAATCATTTGGTCTGTGTTCGCAAACTTTTAAACTCCACTCCATAGATTCTTCTGTGCTTCTGTAATTACTTACATTTACTGCAAAACCTCTTACTTTATTATTGCTTACATTGTTTAAAAGGTTTGCGGCTTCTTTAGGACTTAGCCAATTGCTATGACCAATATCTATATAAACGTATGCTTCGCTTTCCTCTGTGAGAACTTTAAGTCCTTCTTTAATTAAGTTTAATCTATATTCTGATTGAGTAGGTTCCATATGTGTTGTATGTGGTAATGCATCTGGTTCGTATATAATAATAGGTTTATGCCCTTTTATACCCTCACAGAACTCGTGTATAAACATTAAATATTCACTAGCATCTTTGGCACCACCTTTGCTATAATGTCCCATATCTCTATTAGGTAAATTATATATTACAAAGTATGGTAAGTTTGGTGCAGTTCGTTTTAGAAATCTTTTGAGACTCTTTTGTAAGTTCTTTACAGGTTTTCCTTTTTTAGAACCATACCAAAATGCTACTGGGTGTTCAAATATTCTACTTGATAAAGGAAAGTTTATTCTGTGGTCTTTGACTCTGTCGAAATCGTTTACCCAGAAAGGATAATTAAGTGCCATTTTCTAATTGTTGCAAGGCTAAATCATTCTGCAAGATTTTAAACTGTTTATCACGTTTTTTAATTGCACGTTTAAGTTTCATATCACTTGCATATTCCAAATATAGTTTACCATTTAAATGGTCTAACTCATGTTGGAAACATCTTGCATCCATCCCTTCTAACCAATCTTCAACAACTTGTTGGTCATGCGTTTGGAATTTAACTTTAACTTTTGCTGGTCTAGTTACTATAAAATATAATAAAGGAAATGTTAAGCAACCTTCTTCTATTGCAACTTCTTCTTTACTAAACTCTAATATCTCAGGATTAAATACCCCAACATCTTCGCCTGAAGCAAAAGTCATAACAAACATTCTATAACCCATACCTAATTGTGGTGAAGCAAGTCCTATACCAAACCTATCTTTCATAAGTTGTATCATTTCTTCTTCACGTTTTTCCCAATCTGCATTTTTATCATCAAATGGATTTACACTTGCAATTGAATGAAGTGCAGGATTTTTTGGATCAACTAGTTGTATTTTAAAATCTTCCGACATATTTCTTTTTGTTTTGTTTGTTATGTATAGGTATTATTTCTGCTAGTTCAGGAGTAACTGCCTTTTGTATTGCATAAAATACACTTGCAAACACTACCGTACTCGCTAATAATCTTAAATCAAATATCAATGCTTCTGGTGATAATGGTGGAAAAGGCCCAGGAATATTAATAATTAAGTGCCATAAAACAACACTTAATACAGAAGAACCCATTAGTGTTGAGTACTGTCCGTTATTTAAAACCCTGGATACGACTCCTATAAGAGCCATTAATCCGTAAGTCAGCCACATAGTGCTATAAAACCCTAGAAATATATCTGTTATAAACATAATACTCACAGGTAAAAACATTTGTAATTGTCTATTTGATGTTAAGTATGGCATAAAAACTGCCATTGCAATAAGAGGTGTAATATTAGGAGGCAGTATAAATCTGCTTAATAAAATACAACCTAATAATAAACTAGCACTCTTAAAGAATTCTTTCATGCTAATATTTATCAGGAACTAAATGGGTAGGTACAAATTTTACAACACCTTCCTCTTCGATAACAACATACAAGTCTCCCATCTGACATTTGAGATGTTTTCCTGTAATTTCTTCGTCGAATTCTATTGTGCCGTTACTTCTTAATCTAAAGTGGTAATCGTGAAATCTAACTGAGCCTGGATCTGTTTCTAGATGAAACTCTCTGCGTTTGAACATAATAAGTCCTTACTGTTATTATACAAGTATTTATTATGCGGTGCCTCTACAGTAGGCATCAATTAGGTTATCTCCTGTGAGTTTTTCACCAATAATCCTAATTAATTTGCCATTCTGTTCTCTTCTAATAGTGCCGTCATTAAATTCAGTATCTGTTACTGCACCATTTTCAAAATCTTTTACAGATTCTTCTGTTTCGTAATGCATAGATGTTAGTGAATGGACATGCAAAGATTTAATGGTTTTGGACCATTCCTCTGCTTCAAGCAAAAGTCTTTGCCTTTCTACCCTGTAATCAAATTCTCCCATAATATTATTTATGCGGCTTTATGAACTTCCTCTAACAGTTGAGGATCTTTTTGGTCGAACCAACCGTTTTTGGTTTTATACTGACATTTATAGTCATCTCTAGTGTTACCTACACCAGGTGTCCATTGCTCAGCCTTACCAGTAATGCCATCTGCATAATGAGTATATTCAGGATGGGGAGTGTGATGGGTACGACACTTCCATTGCTTGTCTTCATAAAAGAACTGCACCGGAGTTTCCCAAGGTTCACATATTGGACCCTTGCCGTCGCCATTTTTACCAAGTTCACGTATCTCCCAATCCAGGATATATTCTTCAAATCCTTCGTTAAAGGATTCAATAAGTTTAGTAAGGGTTGGGATACCTCCATTAGCAATCGTATTGATTTGCGTGGAAGTTAAATCATCAACAAAGTAAGTACAGCCACCCTTGAATTTCCAATAAGGTTCAGAAGTACCATGCACATAACCTTCGTCATGAGCCGCATAGTTCTCTCTGTATTGTGTGTGTATTACTAATGTTTGCATAAATTCTCCTACCTTTTTATTTAAACTATGTACATAGTATAGCAAATTTGGGGGTACGAGTCAACCTTTTTTTCACTTTTTTTGGTAAAAAATGGTACTCCGTAGGAGAGTCGAACTCCTGTTGCCGAGATGAAAACCCGGTGTCCTAACCACTAGACGAACGGAGCAGGATGGAGCTCGGGATAAGATTTGAACTTACGACCTGAGGTTTACAAAACCCCTGCTCTACCAACTGAGCTACCCGAGCTCGGATTAGAAAGTATAGTACACTTAAGGAACTTTACTGGGCACGGTTAAAATCTACTCTTGTTTCGTGGTGTGTTTTACCACACTACCCCACCTAATATACGAAATACCACACGGATACTTTCTAATATATGTATTATACTGATTTTTTGTTAAATGTCAAGAACTTTGTTTGTTTGCTTCTGCTTCATTGAATGCATGTTTGAGTTTTATCTTTTCAATGAATTCTGCTATATTGTCGATTTCTTCTAGTCTTATTAATGCTTCTTTAGGAGTCATCTCTCCTGTCCTTGCTACAGTTGTTGCTATGTGTATTAAGTCATGTCTACCAATACCATGCTTTCTGCAGATTGCCTGTACGTCAGGATCTTTCTGTTCTACTATGTCTTGGATCTTCTTTCGAATTATTTTTGGCATTAAAGACTTATCTTTGTATCATCAGGTAATCTTCTATCTGAATCATTATTATCGTTATTCTTATTTATGCTATCAAACTGACCTGCACCCTTAGGTTTGTGATTGTTTATGTCATCAAAAGGATTAACCTTACCATTAACAAAGTCTTCAAACGGACTAGGAGCAGTATGCGTACCAATCTTCTTTAAGAACCAATCTATTTTACTTGCATGATGCATTCTTGCTTGTACCATATTTGGATGATTAAAGTCTTGTGGATCTTCTGGATTGCCTTCCATGTATTTTCTATTTTCAAATGTTTCGTCATCATTGCCACCAGTAAGGTCTGCTCTATCATGTAAAACTTCAATGTTAATTCTTTCGAATATACCATTCATCCTAGCAATAACACTTACCCAAGTATCATTTTGTGCATTAACACTCCAAGCATCACATAATGTAAACCAGTCTGCAGGTATAAGTGGGAAGATTGCAAAAGGATGGTCATGATTGTCTTTAGGTGCTAGACACTTAAATTGACCATCATATTTTTGAATTTCAACTTCCCAATCTTTTGTTTGCATAATTGCATCATCATTCCAAAGGAATAACCATGCCCCTGTACTTGAGTGACAAAGTAAGTTTACATAAACATTTAATTGTTCATATCCTAAAGGTTTAAAAACTTTGGCTTTACAGGCACAACCCCATTTTTTCATAAAGTTTCCTGCTTCGTTGTTTACCCAATCAATACTTTCTTGGTCATCGTCATCTACACCTAGCATGATTTCAATCTTTGCTGGATTATTTGCATTTTCTAAAAGGCTTGTAAGACTTTTTTCTAATGCTCCACTTGTTACTCTGCCTCTAGTAGGTAGTATAATACTAACTACACCACCATCCGGATTTAGTATTTCTTGATTAACTTCTTCCTTTGCCATATCTATCCTGTTATAAGTTTTCTAATGTTTCCACGGAATGTATAATGTCCTACATGGTTTAGTCCAGTACGTGGATCTAAAAATACTTCTCCGCCCATTTGTTGCCATAGTCTACAAAATGTATAATCCTCAGACAAATAACGTCTGCTTTCAGGATCAATCATTGTGTCGAACAATGCATACATGTGTTTTTCAAATTTTGCATCAACATTAATGTCATTTGCATATTTTAATTCTGGATGATTGTCAAACATTTTCTGAATTACATCTCTTTGAATACACATAAATCCTGTTCCAGCATCTTTAAGTTTAATTAAATTATCTCTAATTTGAATTTGATTTAAAGGTTCGCCATTATCATCTGTGCAGAATTCAAAGTTTACAACATAGTTTGAACTATGTCCTTCAATTGTTTCTGTTGTTTCACTCTCATTACGTCTTGCGGCATCTATAATGCTTTGCCAATTAATTGCTTTTTTAGGATAAGCACCTACTGTAATTGGTCTATCATATGCTACCATTCTAAGTAAATCGTTCGGATCAAATTCAATATCTGCATCAATAAAGAATAAATGCGTTGCTTCTGGATGTTCCATAAAGAAACTAACAAGTGTATTACGACCTCTAGTAATAAGACTTTCATTTGCTAATGTGCTAACAGTAAATTGAATATCATATTTGTTACAAAGAATTGCTAATCTCATCATACTTCTAAAATAAGGTTCGCCAATTTGTCCACCATAACATGGTGTTGCTATAAAAATATGTTTATTTCTTAGAACTTCGATTGGTATTTCAATCTTTGCATCAAGCAATTTATGTAATACATCTTCTTGATTAGGTTCTACATCTGCTGTGACTTTGTTGTCATCTGCTATAGGTGTTGATGCTTGTGATTTTGATTGTTTGGGTGTTTTAGATTTATTCGCCCTGCGTTGTTTTCTATTTGCCATTTGTAATCCTGTATAAAACTATGTGTGTATTGTACAGTATTTACTCTAAAAGTCAAGTAGAAAGGAAAAGTATTGGTTTATTTTTGGTCGGGCTTTCTGGAAATGAATTGGTTTAGTTTTTCTGCTTCTTTGATTACATCTTCGGTCGATGGCATAAGGTCTGGCTTATTAGCCTGAGCCTGTAATATCAACCTTGCTTCTTGAATAAGTTCTAACCTTATTTCATATGGTGTTTTGTTAGACAATTTAATTGTTCTCCTACATTTACAACAGTTATTTATCTAATTTTTGAATAATGTACCTCCTTGGTACTTCCTATAACAGACGTTAATATCAGAAAAATCTTCCACTGCACAACTTAAAACAACTCTATCAACATTGCTCAATTCGTTATAGCCTCTATGAAAAATCATTGTGTTATAAAATGCAGGAACTGTAGGCTTATCCCATTTACATAATATGTCCGTATTTTCCATATCTGTTTTTGTAACAAATCCATGCTTTTCATTATCACGTGGATCAACATTTTTAAATCTAGGAAACGTTGCCCATTGACCTTCCATTACATCTGCATCACCAAATACAGGAAAGTTTAATGCACATTGTCTTGTATGAAAAACAGGACCTTCACAATGCCATCTGCTGTTTACATTAGCAGGAGTTCTTAACATTAATATACTAGTAAATTTTAAATTTAAAGTATCTCCTAAAAACTCTTTCATGCGTTTACTTAAATCAAAATTAACTTCTTCATATAAATTTACTTCTTTAAAATCACGTTTGTCTTGTGAACTATTTTCATCAACCTTAATAAAACTTTGATACCAGTTTGCACTTAAACTTCGACTATTACCTTGTTCTACTTTATCTTGTGTTTTAACATCATCTTGTGCTTCATGTCTTTGTTGTTCACTTACAAAATATTCTTTTACGTCAAAAGGTATTTCAGGCATTTCTGGTACTTCGAAATAATATGGTAATTCTATTCTTTGATTCATTTAAAAAGTTTTCCTTGCTCATACACTTTATGTATTGCATGTATATCTATGTTTTCTTGCAAAGCAATACTTAAAATAGTTCTGTGCTGATTGCAATCTTCATTTACGCCTCTATGTAAATACATTGTATTATAAAAAAATCCTCTATTTAATACGTCACTTACATAAGTTCCATTATCATAAACTTCCATTTCATTTAAAAATTCAGACTTTACATATCCTTTTGTTTCTACTTGTTCTGGAGGTAAGTCTCCCCAAAGTTTACAATATCCCCATTCTGCTTTTGTTTTGTTAAGTTCACCTTCAACTAAAAAGTTTAATGCACACCTTCTACTACGCAACATAGGTCCTTCACAATGCCACCAACCATTTTGACCTGGCAATGTTCTTAATAAACTTACACTTGTCATTCTTACAGTAAATGTGTCTTTAGCCCATTCCCTTAATAATTTACTCATTTCAGGATTTTGTTCTTCTGTCATTCCTGTACCTTTACTTAAAGAAGAACCTTGTACTTTGTTTGCATCAGTTCCACCAAAGCCCTGTAAGTACCAACCTGCTTCTTTTGATGCAGTTTTACCTTGTTGTATTTTGTCTAAGTAATCTGAGTTACCATCAAATATCTTATCATCGTCTTCTTGATCCACATATTTCATTACATCAAAAGGCAACTTTATCTCTGGTACTTCAAAATAATACGGTAAGCTCATTTATTATATTTATTTAAAAAGTTTATCACTTTTATACAAGTTATAAACTTCATCAATATCTTCCCTAATTGCGGCACTAATAACTAATCTATTCCAACCTGTAAAATTAAATACTCTGTGCCAATGCATAGTATTATAAATTGTTGCTTTGCCTGGTGTCATTCTGTGTTCTGCTAAAACATCTAGATTTTCATCTTCCCACCAAGTAGGTTCTTTGTCATTATTTTCAATATCTTCGTTTAGTCCTCTTGTTGCCCATTGAACATAACTGCGTTCAAAGTCTCCTGAGACCATAAAATTTAATGCACATTTACGACCAAATGTTCCTGGTCCTTCACTATGCCAAGGACTAGAGGAATTACACATTGTATTTAAAAGAGTTAAACTTCCAACGGGTATTGTTAGTTTACTTTCTAAATACGTTTTTACTTCTGCATACCAATTTTCAGGTACAACTCTATACTGAAAACTATTTCCGCCCAAACCTAATCCTGAAGGCGACATATAATCAGCAGGGTGCTGAACATATGGTTTATCTTCCACATCAAATGGTAATTCTAATTGCGGTATGTCAAAGTAATATGGGACCATACTACTATTTATTGGTGTTTAAAAGACTTGATCCAGTAAATAGAACGACAATAACATAAACCCTAAACTGCAAACTTGCATTACAGATGCTATTGCAACAATCTGTAAGGATTTGTCTGCCCAAGGTTTGAGGTTAGTTTCATTCCATTCTTTTATTTCTTCTGGTGTTGCATCTCGATATTTTCTAGTTTCTTCTCTCATATTATAATATATTTGCTATTGTTAAGATAGCAATTATCACAGGTACTTCCCATGGTAAAATTATTAAACCTAGTATAATAGCCTGTTTCATGTTCCTGGTGTTAATGCAAAAATGCTTACTACAAATATGGATATTAGTGTAAATAATTCCGCTTTATCTCTTATTTTTTCCATCTTCAATATTCCTGTGTATATAGTGTTTGTTTTCAATATCTCTAAGACTTCTCATTACTCCAGCCATAGTATCTCCCACCTGTATAGAGAATAGGAGAGAACTTAAAAGTATTGAACGTTTTACTTGTATCATCTTTAAGGGAGAATAACATAAACAAAACTTATTGCTTACTATAGTTTGTATTTATAATATATTATAATTTAAGTTATAAAAGACTATTTTTTTATAACGTCTTTGTTATGCTGATGTCATTTAGGTTGTTACAAAATTCAAAAGGACATGAATAATGTTCTATTGGCAATTCTAATTCTTTAATTTGTGTAATGTTTCCAAAACTTTTTGCTCCACACCAACTGCTAATTATCTCTCCATGCATATCTATATTAAGACCTTCTGATCCTAAATGGCAATTCATTCCGCCAAACTTATTAAGTCCTTCATTTATAATTTGATGACTTTGAACATACTTTACAGTTCCATCATCATACTTAAATTCAGTTGACCAATATTTAGGATCACCCTTTACATGGGTAGGTGTGTTATCTTCCATAGGAGTAGGATTAGGTTTTACTCCTGGACGTTGCATAATTTCTATTTCTTCAGGTGTATAGTTGTACCATGTTTCTTGTGTATCGTAATTGTTATTGTCTCCAAGTAATTTTTTATACATTGTTTTAACAGCAATACTTACATCAAATACACTTTGTCTACCATTGTTATCATTAAAAGAATCTCTTAATTCTTCGCCAAAGTCATATAGTTCGTTTACTTGACCACTTATGCCGGCTATACTTATATCTACCGTTACGTGACCTCTTAGGACGTCTACAACCTCTTTAAAATGTTGTTTATCCATAGTTAAAGGATGATATGTTAATACAACACCTTGTAAGAAGTTTCTTGCTTCTTCCCACCAACGTACAGTTCTACTACCATTCGAATATACAGTTACATTTGCTTTATAGTCATATAAACTTTGTAATATTTCTTCAAAGTCGGGTATAGTTGTTACTTCTCCGCCTATAAGTTCCCAATGCATTGCACGAACTTTTTCTTCTCCATTATGAATGTAAGTATGTGCTTTATAATAATCGCAAACTTTTTGAATTGTTTTTAGATAAACATCTTTTGACATCCAAGGATTTGTGCCGTCATGTAATATTGTTGGGCAGTAGTCACAAGAGAAATTACAGGTGTTACCCATACTCCATTGAATGTTTACTGGATTATTTGGTGCGTGATAATGTGGTCCTACAACCGATATGAGTCTACTCATATCAATATTTATCGTATATTAGGAGGTTAGTTTGTTAATGATATCGTTTATAATCTGTTCTGTAGCCATTTGGTCATAAGACATTTGTGCATTTACACGTTCCCAATTAGTATCTTCCCAAATTTTTCCTTTTTGTATCCAACTATAAACTTCTTTTAATTCTGTAGGGACAGGAAAAGGTGCATGATGATTTACAATAACGTTCTCTGCTACTTCGTTATCATAGCCAGGTTTACAAAATCCGTGTACACAATCAAAAAATTCTACATATTTACTATTTGTTTCATCTGCAAATATTTTACTTTTTTCTGCACTGGTCCAATTATCTTCTGCACCATGATAGCAAGTTACATCGTAATCTTTTGCTTTGTAAAATGCTTCTTCAAAGGGCCACAAGTTTCCATAGCATAATGCAAAGAATGTTTCTTTAGGTAATGTTTCGTTGTAATGTGCAATAACATTTGCAACTGTATCAGCACCCCAACTAAAACCAACTAATGCTAGTTTATTTAAACTTAATCCTGCAAACATATTACTGTGATTTTCGCATAAAAATTTATATGCTTCTACAGTTTCTAATGCTCTCATTCTAGGACTTACATATCCACTAAAGTCACTCCAGCCAATGGCTTCCATACTTCTTCCTGTAAAACTGTCTACACATAAAGTTGCAATACCCTGTCTGCCTAAACTGTCAACAAATAAATCGGTATCACTGCCTAGTCCACCTGAACCATGACTAATAATACATAAAGGTTGATTGCCCGCAAACTTATCTGGTACAACTAATTGACATCCTATTCTAATAGGAGTATCATCCCAAAAAATGTTTTTGGAACTTTGTACTTGAAATAAAACTCTTTTTATATTTTTCATTAACTTAACTCTTTAAATTTTTCAAAATACATTCTCCAAACTACTTGGGGAACGGTATAAAATTCTGTTATGCCTTCTGGCTCTGCAATGCCTTTACGTTTCCACCAGTTCCTAGCAACATAGTCTGTAATTGTATTACTGCTTCTAACATAATTATCAGCATAGGCTTTATTGGCTAAAGTGGTTCCAAAGGTTGCTTTAAAGTTAGGTTGTTTACTTGCCCAATCACAATTGAAGTAAAGTAGTCCATCAAACTCAGGCATTTCACCTCTGCCGTATCTTCTACTTTTAGTCATTGGTATATCTGCATTAGGTATCCTACAAAGTCTAGTCCAAATTCTATAGTAACCTTCTTTGTATTCTGGCATGTATTGTGTTCCTGCTACTGCATAAATCTTTTGTGTAGGGATATGTATCATGCAATGATATTGTATTTCATCTACTTTCATTGCTTCAGGCGAGGAATTATTTTCGTATCCTAAATCTTTTGCTACTTGACAAAACTCTTCCAAAGCAGGAAGCCATTTATCGTTGTATTCAATACAACCTATTTCGCCATTGAAAAATGTTCTTAAGATTTCTTTATTGCTGATATCAACCATCTGCCTACATCCATTTCGTACCACTTAGTATTAAAGTTTAACCTTCTTGGTCTATAATGATGATTGTTATGTAAACTTTCACCCCAAGTAAATAATGCCAACCAAGGATTATTTGTACTATTATTTTTCATTGGAGTTGTTTCGTACGTCATACCTTTTATAGGAGTATGACCAAGTACATTAACAATACCACTTATAATAACACTTAAAAAACTTGCATTTAAACTTGCAAGTATATATCTTCCATCAAACCACCAAACTGTCAATAATGATATAATTAACAAGTTTAATATGATTAACACATAATAATTTTTATGGCACCACAATGCAAACGGATCTAATTGCCTTCTAATTTTAAAAATTTCTTTTCTGGCAAATTCATGATTCTCTTTGTGGAATATCCAACCAAACAATGCATAAAATATGCCTTTAGTTGGAGTATGTACATCTTTGTTTGTATCTGTGTGTGCGTGATGACTTCTGTTATGTATAAGACTCCAAGTCACCGGAGAGCCTTGAGCTCCTTGACAACCTAAATAAAGTAAAAACTTTCTTATTGGTTCCCATGTTTCGAATGAACTATGGCTATGTAGTCTATGAAAGCCTACACTTATGCCGTATCCACTATAAAGTATTGTAAAAAATATGGTAGCACATAATAACTGCGTACTACCATTCGCTATACTCCATAGCAAAGATATGAATGCTACAGGAAGAAATAGTAAATAAAATAGCATTATTTCTTTAACCCCTTAATAACCCAACTACTGATATCTATTTCACTCCAGTGCTGACTATTATTTGTTGCATTCCAATACCTGTGATGATTGTTATGTAACATTTCACCCCAAGTTAAAATTGCACCTATTCTGTTATTGACACTATTATCTTTTGTCTCAAAATTTCTATAGCCAAACCAACTGTAATGGCTAAGTGCAGTAACAGTACTTGTATTCATTAATGTTGCCCATATACCAAATACAATTCCGTATAGTGCAACTTGCCAACCAAATAGTAACCATGCTAAACCAACTGTTCCATAATTTATTACTAAATGATTATCGTTTAAAAATGCGTAATATTTGTCATTTACAAAATTACGTCTTATGTATTTTACTAAAACACGTCTATCAATGTGTTCATCAAAGTATTTTTGTTCTCTGTGCCAAGTTAGAAATGCATGAAAGAAACCTTGTAAAGGACTATGTGGGTCACCTTCTTGGTCTGCGTTTTTATGATGTCCATTGGTGTGTATCATTACCCAAGGAAAAATTGCACCGTATCCATTAAACACACTACATGTTGTCATAATACGTTCTTTCCATTTAGGCATTTCAAATGCGGCATGACCCCAATATCTATGTAAGCCAATTGCCATACCAACACAACCAAATAGGAAGTATGTGATAAGTCCTAACCATAGATAATTCCAGTCACCGTTATATGCCATTATTGGTATTATACTCCAACCCACTATTTGAATTGGTAGAGTGTATAACCAAAAGTTTGCTTTTGCTTTATCTTTAAAAAAGTTTGTTAATGAAGTCAAAATTCGTTTCATGATGTTTTTGTAACATTTCCTTTAGTCTAGTGTCTACTTTTACTGTATATTGTAAACTAGCATACTTTAAGGTCAAAGGCCCAAATGGTGCTAATCTTTGTCTTAGTGTATTATCGTATTTATCATGTCCGAAGTAACTTTTAAGCATTTCAATGCCTATTAACTTTTGAGTAGTGGGTTTTATGTCAAAACCTGCTTGTTTTATAGTTCTGACTTCATATTGATAATATCTATGAGGTGCATTATCAACAAAGTCTTGCGTTTGTGATTTTAAAACTTCACCATAACTTTGTGTAAACATCCAACTGCTGTACATGTCTACATAATGTTCTTGGAAGTTTGTGTATTCTTTACCGCTAACTTCAGCGGCATGTTCTTGAGTTTGGTGTGGGACAAATGGCATAAACCCATTGTTTTTTGTTCTTGTCCAATCACTGTTACTAACATGCATCATAAAGCCTGGATAAACAATACAACAATCTGGTAGTAAATCAAAAAACTTTCCTGCTATAGTCATTTGTGGTTGTGTAGTAGGAAATTTTTCTCCATAGTATTCAAATTCATCTCCGTCAAATAATGCTGGAACATCTATAGGAAACAACTCATATTTTATTCCTCTCGCTTCACAATATGCAATGCTACAATCGTTTTCACGTTTACTTAAATCGTTACTTAAAACAGGAATGGCGGCAACAAAATCTATGCCTGCCATTCTAAATCCTTGCATAGCAATTTGTGAATACATGTGTTGTACACTATAATCACACCACACATATAAATCTTTGCTGAATTTTTGTCTAATCTTTTTGGCTGTTTCAATTGCTTCAATAAATGGAGAACGAGGAATTACATCTGGTGCTTGAACAAACATATCAACATTTTGCCCATTTCCAAATTCACTAAATGTTACACCTCTCATTCGAACTCCCTGTATAAATGTAAATCATTTAGATTGTAAGTTCTTATAAAAGGGTCGCCTGGTTCTAATAATTTTACAGGTCTTGCCATTGGTACCCAATACTCTCTCATTGTAAATGGAGGAGCATCATATGGTCTATTAAAATATTTGTGTTTAACATCTTCGTATGTTAATTTATTATCTGCATCACAACTAATCATATGATATTCAAATAATTGTCCATTTATATCTGCTTGAAATCTATGAAACATATTTGTTTTGAATTTAAAAGTTCCATACAACCACCCACTATTTGTATCAAATGTAATTCCACGTGGCATGTCTAATCCCATGTCTACATATCTTGCATCTACAAAATCTTCTAATTGTACACCACCATACAAAACACTAACTTGGTCACCTGGTCTAACAGGTATTAAGTGTTCTCCTGCACAATATCTTAAATTGGATACAGGATTAAATTCATAGTATTTAGGCTTGTTAGACGGCGTCTGTGCAAGTCTAAGAGGCCAAGGAGCATTACGGACACTACTATCACTGTAATATCCTAGTTCATAATTAAGTTCTAATTGTTTATGTACCATCTTTGTACAAATGTTATGGACTGCTTTATTGCTGTTTGGTTCACTAGGATCAATTACATCATATATATCTATCCAGTTTTGATAGTATCCATCATGTTTATTTCCGCCTACTCTAACAACACCATCTACTGCAACTGGACTTATATCTATAACAGGCAAATCCTTGTTCCCACCAGCACAAACTACCATATGCCCTGCTTTTAAAAGTTGTTCTATACGATAATCTACTATATAATTACGGTCCATTTGCCAACTAAAACACAATATCTTGGGCTCTTGTACCGCTAAAAGGTCTAATTTTTCTATGAGTGGTGCAAGTGTATCTTCGGCTGAAACAGTTGTATATGACGTTGTATGACGTTCATAGACGTCGATATACGCACAATCTTCATTAGATTGCATACTTAATACCGAATAACTGCTAGTTATAGCGGAAATAACATTATATTCGCTTATTTCACAGTCTATGAGATATGTGTTATGTTTAAAAGATTGTATTATTTCGACAGGAAATGAAGATACGTCGATTGAATCATTAAATTGAATTATAAGCATAGTTAATACTTATCTGTGGAAGGGGTAGTTTAACCGGCAAATACGGTACTAGCACCATTGGCGGCATGACCACAACTTGCGGCATCACCTGCTCTGGTAACTGATTTGCCTGTTGCAAATACTGTAGTACTTGTACCAACTATTTTAGGTGCGGCATGAGGAGCCTTACCATGTCCTGCTACTGCATCACCTATTAAAGATACTCTATTACCTTCAGCATAAACTGTGGATGCACCTGGGCCTAGAATAGCCGCTCCGGCTTGATTTGCTGATGTTCTACTTATTGCTGGCATAATATTATTTATCAAAAGAAAAGGGGCCTAGGCCCCTTTTCTATGT